AAGAGCATTATTCGGTTCAAACACTAAAATTACACTGATATTCGCTGAAATAGATATCAATGATAGTCAAGTTGTTCATATACACGACGGTGGCGCAGGTGGAGATTTTTCAAGAAAGACACTGAGCTACTTCCAATCAACAATCAGAGTCTTAGATAGTGAATCAGGTGTTGTCGGTTCAAATAAAAATTTCTTTTCTCGTTACTCTAATTTTATTGCTCAGCCTTTAGATCTATTCGGCCGTGGTTTAACACTCGAATTGAACAACCATCATACCAATCTACTGAGTTTACTGGCTATACCTAGTGATCACATATCATCTAACCACACACTATAAGGAGGCCTAGCATGTTATTAAATGTAACTCATAATGAAGCTGACTATTTGCAATATTCAGCGACTGAACTGTTAGAAATAGGTGTACCTAAGAGTAAAATTGATGCAGCTATTTACGATTATAAAGTCCATTTTATTAGAGATAAAAGAAACGGATATTTAGGAAAAACAGACTGGACGCAAATGCCAGATGCGCCATTAACAGCTGAAAAGAAAACAGAGTTTGCAGAATATCGCCAAGCACTTCGAGATATTACAAACAATCTCGATAATTCTGACGAAGTAGTCTGGCCAACTGAACCAACCCTTTAACCCCAACCACTATCCAGCCAGTTATACCCATTAAATAACTGGCTTAGCTTCGGTGCTATTAGCACTCTACCTCTGTTAATTTAAACAGCACCGGAGCTAAATTATGGATTATCACCACGGCGTGCGAGTCATCGAAATAAACGAAGGCACACGCACCATTCGCACCGTATCAACATCAATTGTTGGTATTGTTGCCGTCGCAGATGACGCAGACGCAACCCAATTCCCACTTAATCAACCCGTACTACTGACAAACGTTCAAAGCGCAATTGGTAAAGCTGGTACACAAGGTACACTTAAACGTTCACTTCAAGCTATTGCTGACCAGGTTAATACCATGTGCGTTGTTGTTCGAGTTGCCCAAGGCGCAAACGAATCAGAAACAACAGCCAACATTGTAGGTACCACAACCGTAGATGGTGAATTCACAGGCTTAAAAGCCTTACTTGCAGCGCAATCTAAACTAAAAGTTAAGCCGCGGATCATCGGCGTACCAGGTTTAGACAATTTACCTGTGGCCACAGAGCTTGTAGCAATTGCTAAAAAGTTACGTGCATTTGCTTATGTCTCTGCTTTTGATTGCCAAACTAAAGAGCAAGCCGTTACCTATCGTGAAAACTTCGGCGCCCGTGAAGTCATGGTTATCTGGCCTGATTTTGTGGCATTCAATGTTGATACAGAGCAAGAAGAAAACGCCTCCGCAACAGCCCGAGCCCTTGGCCTTCGCGCTAAAATCGACAAAGAACAAGGTTGGCATAAAACACTTTCAAACATTGCCGTTGACGGTGTAACAGCTACATCAAAACCCGTGTTTTGGGACTTACAAGACCCAGCCACAGACGCAGGGTATTTAAACGCCAACGAAGTAACCACACTGATTAATCAGAAAGGTTTCCGTTTCTGGGGTTCTCGTACTTGTTCAAGTGATCCGCTTTTCCAATTCGAAAACTACACACGTACAGCACAAGTGATTGCAGACACAATCGCTGAAGCACACATGTGGGCAGTCGACAAACCTCTAACACCAACATTAGTGAAAGATATTGTCGAAGGTATCAATGCCAAATTCCGCGAACTAAAAACCAACGGTTACATCATCGATGGCCAAGCCTGGTATGCAGAAGACACAAACGACAAAGACACGCTTAAAGCTGGAAAGTTGTTTATTGATTACGACTACACACCAGTGCCTCCACTGGAAGACCTAACTCTTCGCCAACGTATCACCGACCGTTATTTAGTCGATTTCGCAGCTGGTATTTCAGCATAAGGAGCAAATAAATGGCATTACCAAGAAAACTAAAAGGCCTAAACATTTTTGTCGACGGCCAAGGCTACGCAGGCGAAGTTGAAGAAGTCACAATCGCCAAACTTACCCGTAAATTTGAAGGCTATCGCTCTGGCGGTATGCCTGGTGCAGTGCACATCGATATGGGTTACGACGACAGCGCACTAGACCTCGAATTTACGCTAGGTGGCGTCAATGTCGACATGATGGGTAAGCAAGGCGTACAAACCATTGATGGCATTCAACTGCGTTTTGCTGGCGCAATCCAGCGTGACGATACCAACGAAGTACAAAGCGTAGAAGTCGTATGTCGTGGCCGTTTTAAAGAGTTTGACCCTGGCACATATAAAGCCGGTGATAACAGTACAACTAAAGTCACCATGCTGAACACTTACTACAAGATCATCTTAGATGGTCAAGTTTACCGAGAAATCGACTTAGTTAACTTTGTTGATATTGGCCCAGACGGCACTGACGCACTGGCAGCACTTCGCCAAGCTATCGGCCTTTAAACTTAATCTTCCCTTTAGCCTGTTAGCGCAGGCTTTTTTAAAACTTATTAAGAGACAAAACCATGCCAAAAGCAGAATTAAAAACAGTGAAACTCGAAACGCCAATTAAACGTGGTGAAACAGAAATTACAGAAGTAAAACTTCGTAAACCCAAAGCTGGTGAATTACGTGGTTTATCACTGTCAGATTTATTAAACCTAGACGTAAACGCTGTGGCCACATTACTACCGCGCATCAGTGATCCAATTCTAAATAAACAAGACATCGATGATATGGACGTCGGTAACCTAGTGTTATTAGCAGGTGAATCTGCAAATTTTTTCGTGCCGAAGAGTTTGAAGGCTTAGCACTTCCGGAGTATGTAGACGAAGCGATGGCAGATATTGCCATCGTTTTTCGTTGGCAACTTAGCGAAATGGATAGCCTTGAAGTGCAAGAACTCATGCAGTGGCGAGAAAAAGCCATTGTTCGCTGGAATCAAATCAACAACCCCGAAGAAGATTAAGAGAGCATAGCATGGCGAATAAGCTCGAAATTAAACTGTTACTAAATGCACTAGATAAAGTTTCAGCCCCATTCAAAAAAATACGCGCTGCAGGTGGCCATACAACCGAGCAACTTCGCAAAACTCAACAGCGTATTGCTTCACTCAATAAAACCTCGTCACAAATTGAAGGTTACCGCAAAATTAGCAAGTCTTTAGGGGTTACTTCAGCAGAGTTGAAAGAAGCACAAGCAAAAGTAAAACAGCTTGCACAGCAAATGGAGCATGCCAAAGCCCCAAGTAAGGCGCTAACTAAAGAATTTGAGCAAGCCCGAGCGGCTACTGTGAAGCTCAATACACAAGTTAAGCAACTAACAGCGACCAAACACAAGCAACGTGAGGCTTTACGCGAAACAGGTATCGATACAAAACAATTAGCTGCACATCAACGCACCTTAACCAATGACTTATCTAAAGCCAATAAACAACTGGCAGCGCAAAAAAAGCACCTGCAAGGCGTTGCCCAACAACAAAAGCAATTAAGTAAGGCCAAGCGCCAACTTGATAGCGGTTTTAATTTACAAACCAACATGGCCACCAATGGCGCCGTTGGTGCAGCAACCGGCACAGCAGCACTGTACGCAACAGGCCAGTTTTTACAACCGGGTTTAGAATTTTCTGCAGCACAATCTAAAGTGCAGGCTCTAACACGACTAGACGAAAACGACCCAGCATTAAAAGCATTACGTAAACAAGCGCGAGAACTTGGCGCAACAACCAGCTTTACCGCTAACGATGTATCGATGGGCCAAAGCTACTTAGCTATGGCTGGTTTTGATGCCAAAGCAATCCAGCAAGCTATGCCTGGCATGTTAGATTTATCGGTGGCCAATGGTACCGACTTAGCGATCACCTCTGATATAGCCTCTAATATTTTATCGGGTTTTGGCTTGCAAGCTGACCAAATGGGTCGACTAGGCGACGTACTCACCGCAACAACTACGCGTGCAAACGTCGACTTAATCATGCTTGGCGAAACCATGAAGTATGTAGCACCTGCAGCACGTGACTTAGGTATAGGTATCGAAGAAGCAGCCGCAATGTCTGGTTTGCTAGGTAACGTAGGTATTCAAGCAAGCCAAGGCGGTACCGTATTACGTGCATTATTAAATAGACTAAGCAGTCAAACTGGCCCAGCTGCACAAGCAATGGAAGAACTTGGACTAAAAACCAAAGATGCGCACGGCAATTTACGTGCAATTCCAAACATTCTTCAAGACGTTGTAAAAGCAACAGCCACAATGGGTAATGCCGACCGTGCAGGTGTACTTAAAACCATTTTCGGTGAAGAAGCTGGTACAGGTGTAAGCGAGTTAATTAAGCAACAAGGCGATGGCGCAATAACAGCCTTTACCGACGTACTTAAAAATGCCGCAGGCGAGAATGCCAGAGTGGCAAAGGTTATGGCCAACAATGCTAAAGGTGATCTGCAAAGCCTTTCGTCTGCATGGGACGATGTAGGCATCGAACTATTCGAAGGAAACGACTCAGGCATACGCACACTAATTCAAGACGTAACCAGTGTTGTGCGCAATATCGGCAATTGGATGAAAGCAAACCCAGAGCTTACAGCAACCTTGTTCAAGGTCGCAGCTGCAGCCGCAGCATTTGCCGCAATTGGTGGCACACTTACCGTTATGATTGCAGGCTTAATTGGCCCAATTGTCATGACTAAATACGCATTATCAATTATGGGAATTAAACATTTACCAATGGTAAGCAAGGGCTTCAAACTTGTTGCGCTTGGTGTTGGTAAATTAGGTGCAATACTTAAAGGCGCCGCAGCTGCAGTGCGTATATTCTCAGTCGCACTAATTAGTTCACCGATTGGTTTGGTGATCGCAGGTATCACTGCACTTATCACTGCAGGTTATTTCCTGGTTAAACATTGGGACTCAGTAAGTGCGTTCTTCAGTAAAACATGGCAAAAACTAAAACAAGTTTTCAATTGGTCGCCGCTTCAATCGATAGCAAAGGGGTTTAATGAAGCTAAAGCCTGGTTAAGTAATTTGTTACCAAGCATTCAAACTGCTGCAGCCAATAGTTGGAGCCTATTAAAAACCGTATTCGACTGGTCACCACTAGGTATACTCATCAACAACTTTGGCAGTATAAAAAGTTGGTTTGCTAACTTATGGCCAAGTATCACCACAATTGCAGATAAAAGCTGGCAGAACTTAAAGGCTGTATTTAGCTGGTCGCCTTTGGCATCGATAGCCGACGGATTTAATTCTGCTAAGACCTGGTTAAGTAACTTACTGCCAAATATTAAATCTGCTGCTGAAAATAACTGGGGTTTATTCAAAACAGTATTCAATTGGTCGCCACTTAACATAATTTCGAGCAGCTTCACTGCAGTGCGTAATTGGTTAAATGGTTTATGGCCATCAATCACAAATAATGCTCAGTCA